ATACTTATCTGGTAAAACATTATCTATTGGTAAATAAGCTGTTTTCTTCAGGTATGGAACTTGTAAAGCCACTGTTGCTCTACCTTCATTTAGATCGAACGAGGTAAAGTATTGCTGAGTAGCTTGCTGTAAACTGGATGGTGCTACACTCAAATTGGGATGAAAGCTCGCAATAAGTTGTCCTTTATGCATAGCTGACGCCACAACATCTATAACAAATACTAGGGAACCATTCCAATAGTAAAAATCAGTTGAAAAAACACACACGGGGGGTGTGGTTTTAAAACTGGTTTTACCATGAGCACCAGGGCCTACTTTATATGTTTTAAGTAGTGATCCTGCTGCGTCAGAGGTTGTCCATGTAAATTTTTCATATAAGCCTAGTGTTCTTGTCATAAGCTTATAAACATCCGTTTCTTTTGTTTTTCCACCATAAGCTTCTTGATCAGAAGCACACAGACCATTATGGTTTGTAGCTCCTAAACGTTCGACATATTGCACATTGTCACATGCAATAGTATAGCCAAGTTGCTTTTGTCGTACTGGATATGCTTGATATGTTATGGGGTGGGCGTCCAAAAGAGACGCTAAACCATCCAGTGATTGGAGTATTGGTAAAGTTGTATCTATAGCTTTGTCTAAGAATTCAAGTACTCCTGCTTGTTCTCTACTATCTATTATCTCATATGTTTTCTCTGAGAATGATGTTGCTATCATGTTAGAATTTGTTCCCATATATATTCCAGCTGAGAAATCATCACTTAAACAAGCTATTAATTCAAGTGAATACGAAATTTCCTGCACAGGATTATTATTATTTACCTGTATTTGCAACTGTGCTGGTGATATTAAAAATGGATCAGGATTTGAATCATAAAATGTTGTTAAAAATACCGGTGACATATAGGGTACCATTATATGGGCTGGCTCATGCGGTGTAAAATAATGGGAGCCTCCATGAAAATATCCTGCTGCCTCTGCTATTTCCAGATCTGTCCCATTTGCGATGATATTTGAAGCCAAGAATATTCGTGCATTTATATTTTCTCTGTATCCTGGATCCACCATAGTAGAAGTTGGTGCCACATACAGTTTTATAATAAGATTCGTGGAACCCCTGTTTAGCATAAAAGCACTTCCTAAGATTCCAGAAACTTGTTTATTGATATCAGAAACACTTATATTCAATATAGCTTTAGAACTTGCTCCTATGCTTGCAAAAGTTGTTCTAGTCAAAGTTCTATATCTTTTTCTCAATTGTACTAAATCTATAGGGTGATCCATAAACTGTTTCACCGGTGGTTCTCCTGTAAGCCCAGTTCCAGCGCACATCATTATATTAGGCATTTTCTCTATTGGATCATCAATGTTAATTTGCTGACTTCCTATTTCAGTAGAAGCCTGTTCTTGTGATATCACGTCAAACTTTGGTGAGCGATAAAAAGTTGGTGGCACAAACTCTGGTACTTTAAATTCTGAGTTTACTATAGCAGCATACACTGTTATTAACACATTATTATCATTGCCTGAACCTGTTCTTAGTTGATTGTTAATAAAAATAATAAACTGTCCAATACAATCATCTGGTGCTTCTGTAAAACCATAAATATGGCGAAAAGGCACACTAAATTCAACTGATTGGTTGTCTGATATAGTTAAATGTTTTCCTCCCAATTGAAAGACTCTAGATGAATCTGCAAATGATATCACATCTGTATCTGTTAATTTCGTCAGAGTAGGAAGAAAACCTATGGCTAATTGCCCGCTATAAAAAGCTGAAGCTTTAACCACTACCCTAAATTTTATTGTTGTAGCTCTCCAATATGCTGTTACGTCAAAAGGCGATTTCATTGCTGGTGTTACCAGTATATCTGTTGGTAAATTTAATCGCACCAATATTGTTTCTGGTGACTGATCTATT